GATATCAAGTATTTTCTGAAAACTTTGCAATTGGAAACCAAATTCCATTAGCAAATACTGTTAAGAATACAAGAGTTGATAAAATCAAATCAATTGTCAAAAATCTTCTTCGTAAATTAAAAAATCTTCAAGGAAACGTAGAAAAAATAGCGCAAACAATTCGTGAAGCAGCAAATAAAATTGTTACTTTATGCAATGATTTGATTGGTGGACTTTTTAATTTTTTAATTTATGGAAATGAAGATTTTCCTGGTCTAATAGGTCTTTTAAAACAAGGATTGGATTTGCTTTACAAACTAGTTTTTTCTCAAGTTCTTGCAGCCACTGGTAATCCAGTTGCAGCACATCTTGCCGGTGTTGCTGCACAAGAAACAATGGTTTTGCCAGTTAAAGCACTTGAAGAAGCATTTGGATGTATTGCTGGTGCTGCAATTGAAAGTATGAAGAGTTTAGTATTCGATATTCTAAACTCCACCGTCAATAATGTAGACCGCTTTGTAAGTTGTGCTGCAGATCAATTTGCTGGCACATTGTTAAATTCAATCATTGGTGTGCTTGAAACTTTATTTGATGGTCCCTTGTCGGCAGTTGAGAAACTTCTTCAATTCTTCTCTAATTTCAATTTGGGAAACATTTTGAGAGAAGCGATTGGGTTGTTGTCTGAATTTGGTGCTGGATTTGCCTGCAATCAAAGTTTAGATAATTACAAAGGACTTGTAAATGAGTGGACGGTTGGTGGAGGACCTTCCGGTTCGGTTTCATCAACTGCATCTTCTCTGGTTAATACTTATGGAAACATTAGAGATATTACAAATATCATTAGTTCTGGTGTAGACATTAATTCTGTAACACAATGTTTTACTGGTGCTTTACAATTTGCAAGCCCACCGGTCATTAATATCTTCGGTGGGCGTGGATCTGGAGCATCTGCAATTCCTATCTTTGGAAATCTTGTAACAAATTCGGATGGGAATACAACTGCAAGTATCATTGGAGTTCAATTGACGAATCCTGGATCTGGTTATGCTTATTCGCCATTTGTTGAAATTATTGATGATGCAGATCAAGGATATGGTGCAGTAGCAAGAGCACTTATTAATGATAGTGGTCAAGTTGAATCCATTTATATGGTTTCTGAGGGTGAAAATTATTCTGTTGGTAACCTTGCAGAGTTTTCTGTCTTGCGAGTATTGGTTGAAGATGGTGGAGGTGGATATGAAGATGCAGTTGTCACTGACAATCTTGGAAATGAATACAACTCTCAGATTGTTGATGGTCGTATCTCTCAAGTCATTCCTCTAAATAATATCGTCGATAGTCTACCTAGACTTAACATAGAATCAGATACTGGATTTGGAGCAATTTTACGCCCCGTCATAGGAGCACTCAAAGAGACTGGACCTATTCCTGCTTCTCCGGATGCAGATCCTAATTCTCCCAATTCAGCAAATCTTTTTGCACAAGAGGTGCAAACATCCATAGATTGCCCGATATAAAATGGCAGAAAGAGATAAAAACATTTTTAAAAGACAACTTATTAGTTTTAATCCAAACTTCAGGATTGATACTGCAAACCCTCAGATGGGGTTGAGTGGTACGGATGTGTATAAAATTTATGGTGTCACTGATAGTGGAGATAACCAATCTTCAATTAGTTTAAGTAGTGGTGGGTTATTTTCAATTTACAATGACCAAACCATTCAAATTTCTGGCGGTTCTAAAAATCCTGAAGGAAGAGAAGACGTTGTAATCATTGGTAACAATGGAAATGTTTCCATATCAGCAAACGGAATGGTTCGTTTGTATGCGACCAATATTATGATTGAAGCAGAAGAAGATATTCATTTCAAAGCAGGAAGAAATATCACAATGAAGAGTGGTGCTGGTCGCATCATGATTGATGGTCAACGAGTAGACATAAAAGGAACTAGTGGAAACATTCCTTCTTTACTTGGAATTGATTTTACAAAAAAAGTTTTCTCTGGAAGTTTTGTTGGTATTGACTTTATTGATAATGTCGTAAGTGGAATTGTTGGCGGCATAATTAACACTGTCGTTGATGCAGTATTATGAGCAACAGTCAATATTTCGGGCAAGAAACTTTTTTTAATGAAAAAATTAATGCATATGCGGGTATATCGGGAGATCTAACTGGCAATGTAATTGGTAATTTAACTGGCGATATTACCGGCAATGTAATTGGTAATTTAACTGGTAATTTAACTGGCGATATTACCGGCGATATACTTGGCAATGTGACTGGAAATATAACTTCAAGTGGTATTTCTACATTTCAAGATATTCGAATTATTGGAAAATATTTTGATGGTAGTAATACTTTTGGATCATCTGGACAAATTTTATCTTCTGATGGAACAAAGACTGCTTGGATTAATGCTAGTTCTGCATCTGTAGGATCCGCTACTTCTGTAGGAACTAATTTAGATTCTACAAATGTATCTAGATATTTGACTTTTGTTGAAAACACATCTGGAAATAATATTATTCGTGTTGATTCTGATTTAACTTATAATCCAAGCACGAATACATTTGGAAATATTCAAACTGGAATTTTAACTGCTTCAGCACTAAAGATTACTAATGGTTTGTATGATGGATCAAATTCACTTGGATCCTCTGGTCAAATTCTTTCTTCAAATGGATCTGCAACATTATGGATTAATGCTAGTTCTGCAAATGTTGGATCAGCAACTTCTATTGGAATTAATTTAGATTCAACAAATGCTTCGAGATACTTAACTTTTGTTGATGCTACTTCTGGAAATAATCTTGTTAAAGTTGATGCAGATCTAACTTATAATCCCAGCACAAATGCACTTACCGCAGGTTCTTTTGTTAAATCTGGAGGAACTTCAAGTCAATTTTTAAAAGCAGACGGATCAGTTGATTCTACTACATATTCTACACAAACATTTCCATCTGGAACTTTAATGCTGTTCCAACAAACAGCAGCACCAACTGGTTGGACTAAACAAACGACTCACAATAATAAAGCATTGAGAGTTGTAAGTGGCACTGCAAGTTCTGGAGGCACAACAGCATTTACTACAGTGTTTGCATCAAGAACTCCGGCAGGTACTGTTAGTGGTACGAACTCTGGAGGTTCAGTTACTGGATCTGTTTCTGGTTCTAACAGTGGTGGTAGTGTAAGTAATACAACATTGGTAGAATCACAAATACCAAGTCATACTCATAGTTATACTGCATCTAATAATAATAACGAAAACAGGGTTTCTAGTCCCAAGGCGGGCAACGTGGCACCTGTAAATACAGGAACTTTTGGTGCCAACACTGCTGCTGCTGGTGGTGGTGGTGCTCACAGTCATGGATTTACGAATCCATCGTGGAGTGGTACTTGGACTCAGGGTGTATTTACAAATCCATCATGGAGTGGATCATTCTCGGGTACAGCATTAGACTTTGCTGTTCAATATGTAGATTTGATTATCGCTTCCAAAGATTAATTAAAAGGAGATTTAACTATGAGAGTAACGATTATTCCAGAAGATAAATGGATTAGAAAAGATGAAGTTTCATTAAAATTACCAGAATGGAATTTTAATGATCCTGATATTCATGCAATTCAGTGGTATGAAGATCATGGAGAAATTGAATGGAAAAATCCACAGAGAAACGAATCAATTACTGATGATTCTATTCTACAACCATACATTACTGCATTAGATGCATACTTAGTTGTTTTATCTACTCCTGTACCAGATCCTGATCCTGTTTTATCTGATACTCAAACTCTATCAAATATTTTAAACTCATAATTTATGGAAGATAAAAAAGCGTGGATTTATATTCATATTCCTAAAACAGCAGGAATGTTCATTAAATCTAGAATAGAAGCATCCAAAGATACCTCAAAAATTTTAGATCCATTTACTACTAATACCACATATTCAACTCCAGTTAAAAATGCTCCTAACATTTATTTTGTTAGACAGCAAATAGAACTCGCTAATGATCCTAGAGTTGGATTTGTAGTTATTGTTAGAAATCCTTATGACAGAATGTATAGTATGTGGAAATGGTCAAGATTATATGGAAACATTGGGAACTTAGATTTTCCAGATGTTGAAGAAAAATTTGAAGATTATTTATTAAATTTAAAAAGTGGCACGTATGATATGTGCTACTTTATGCAAAAACAAACTTTTTTCTTCACTGGAGAAGAAAATTGTTTTGTAAAAACTATGAAGTTTGAAGAACTTAATACTACAGTAAAAACTTTCTTTGAAAGTAATGGTGTTACTTGGTCTGATCAAAAAGTAAATGAAACTAATGGAAGAAATTATCGTGAAATTTACAACAACACAATGAGAGATATTGTAATTGAAAGATGTAGTGAAGAATTTGAAAAATTCAATTATTCTTTAGATTTATAGAAATGGTTCAGATATTCAAGAATTTTCTTTCTGAGGAAGAATGCATAATTCTTACAGAAATTGCTTTTATAGGAGTTGAAGAAAAATGGATGGGTCCGGGAATAACTGAAGGTTTTGTTTTAGGATATAAAAAAAGATATACAAGTAGAATGCATATGGAGGGTAAAAAATATCCTCCATATGTAATTGAAATATCTAATAGAATTAGACAGTTTATGGACATAGATTATCTTCCAATTATTGAAGGTCATGGATCTAATGGTGTGGTTGTTTCTATTACATATCCTGGTGGAGATGTTTATAAACATCAAGATCCAAAATCTATTGATGGTTTAGCAACTTTTAGATGTAATGTAATGACACAAGCAGCAGATTCTGGTGGAAAACTCTATGTTGATGATGAACTAATAGATATAGAAGTTGGTGATTTACATTGCTACTATGCTTCAGAACAACCACATTATGTTACAGAGGTAGAAGGAAATACTCCAAGAGTTTTATGGATGTTTGGTGCTCATAGACCTGTTCAAGATTATCATAAACAGTCTTTACAAATTAAATAAATTATATTATAATATAATTTTTAACTATGGCTAAAATAGAACCTGGCAACTTTTGCCCACTTATTAAAAAAGATTGTATTGGACTTAAGTGTTCTTGGTATACTCAAATGCGTGGAACAAATCCTAACACTGGAGAACCAGTGGATGAGTGGGGTTGTGCTGTTGCTTGGATGCCTTTTATGGCAGTAGAAATCGCACAAAAATCAAATCAAACTGGAGGAGCAGTAGAAAGTTTTAGAAATGAAGTTGTAAGGGCAAACCAACAAAATCAACAACTTTATATTTCAGCCCTTCAACAAGGAGTTGTGCCAGCACAGATAAGACCTATGGATAACCCTATGAATATAATTGAAGGATCGACCGACCAAACCCCTTGACACCCGCCCCCAGATGCCCTATAATATGGGGGTAATCGACGAAACCACCCCATGAGCACTGCACAAGAAACCGTCCAGGGCATTGTGATTGATGTATGCACCCGCACCTTCCTTCTCCTCAGCGACCAGGGCAGCGAGCGTTTGGTTGAGTGTGATACTGTAGAAGAGTTTATGAATGTGTTGGAAGTTGTCACCGCTCAACTTGACCCTGAGCAGATTGAGTATGCTGATCTTGCCATTTATGGGCAGTGATGCTATAGTATAAATATCGAAAAAACCGAATGGAAGTTTTCACAGTGGCAGAGTTTCAAGAACGTTTTGACGAACTAATTGAAAGAGTGGAAAACGGAGAGAGTTTAGGTATAGTAGACGAGAATGGTAGAGCAGCAGTTATGATACCTGCGGATGATGACCTCATACGAATACACACAGAGTATAATAACGAGGCATCATAAATCGCAAGGGAGCATAGCTTAATGGTTAGAGCGGCCTGCTTATAACGGGTTAGTCTGGGTTCAACTCCCAGTGTTCCCATTTGCTATTTGCGAATAGCGAATGCTGGTTTAGCTATCTGGTGAAAGCACCCGACTCATAATCGGACACAGGTGGGATCGTTCCCCACAACCAGCACTTGACCACTACAACTCTATGAGTTATAATGGTCCCATCAGCGCCCGTGTAGCCCAGCGGAAGAGGCAAACGACTTAAAATCGTTCAAGCGACAGTTCGAATCTGTCCACGGGTATACAAAATAAATATAAGATATGGGAGTAAGTCCTATGTCTTATCGTATCGACACTGCATACTGCTGGTATAACGATGGCAGTATGATTGTGAAGATGTATTTTATTAATCACATTCCTTTCACGTTTGACGAACTCCCAGACGGACATTTATACGATCAAGATCTTTGTAGAGCAGCAGATAAGAATCGTACATTTGAACCAGAAGACTTATATAGAAGTTCTTTTTATCTTATAGATGAAGAGGTGCATCCTTGCTTTTTTCCGGTTGAGTTGGAGAATCCTGAAGATATGCCCAGTGACATTGAATTTGAGTATGATGAGGAAGATTTAATGGGATAAATAAAGCATAGAAGATTGTAAGAAAAGAGGACAGAACTTTGCCACTTAATAAACTTGATAATTTTATTAAAAATATTGAAGGGCGTACATTATATGTAAATCCAAATGATTTAGACGCTACAGATTCAATTACAAATACTGGCAACTCTCTTGCTCAGCCATTTAAGACGATTCAAAGAGCGTTATTGGAAGCAGCAAGATTTTCTTTTGTGAATGGAAATGATAATGATTTAGTAGAAAAAACAACAATTTTAGTTTGGCCAGGTGAGCATTTAATTGATAACAGACCAGGTTTTGCAATTTATGATAATAGTGGAACTGCATATGCTGTGCCGCCAACTGGAGGAATTGGATCTCCTGCACAAGCAGTTTTATCCCTAGAATTAGATTCCAACTTCGATTTAACGCAAGAAGATAATATTCTTTACAAATTTAACAGCGTTACTGGCGGTGTTGTAGTTCCTAGAGGAACTTCTATTGTAGGTCTTGACTTAAGAAAAACAAAAGTTAGACCAAAGTATGTTCCAAACCCAACGGATCCTTTGGTTTCTAAATCTGCAATC